ATTATAGAACACGTTGAGTTCGAAGCAAGAGAACTTAACTTATTACAAGGTGGTAATCCTACGTATGTATTACCTATATGACCGGATTTGAAGCATTTAAATTACACCATGCAATTAACCTCCATTTCAATGGAACTTACGATTGTTTTAAGTATAATTTTAAAACAAATATAAGTGAAAGAACTTATTGGAAAAGACCAGATAAATTTCAGTTAACTAAAATTGGTAAACGATTTAAGAAAAGAGATGATATCATTCTATATTTTGCTGCGCATCAAGTAGCAGGTAATAAGTTTAGTGGTGATATGGTAAGAGATGAAGAAGCTTATACACAGTTTTTAAAACGTATAGATAGTATAAGTTATTTGTTTAGAAACGAATTAGAAGAAATTTCAGATGTAAAGTTTGATACTCTTTTGGAGATAGATGAAACATATCCAAAAATAGTACAGCTTCATCTTGAAGATACGGTTTCATTAGAGACTGTATGCATATTGAATAGGCTAACAGGATTTATTGAGGAAGCCAATTCAAAAATAAGTGAGACCATTTTATGGCCTGACTTATATAAGAAGATAACTAAGTATCAATCATTTTTAAAGTTTGATGATTTAAAGATGAGACAAATTATCTTAGATATTTTCAAGTAGGTATGTACTTTTGCAAAAAGTATGATATAATGATACAAAGAAATATAAATTAATATAAATTTTTAAAGGAGATGTACAATGAGTTTTGCAGACTTAAAGGCTAAAGCTAATGACATGAGCGCATTAGTTGGTGCGGCCGGAAGCACCACAGAAAAGAAATCATACGGCGACGATCGTATGTGGAAACCCACGGTAGATAAAGCAGGTAACGGTTATGCCGTTATTCGATTCCTACCAACTTTCGAAGGTGATGACTTACCTTGGGCAAAGTACTGGGACCACTTCTTCCAAGGACCAACTGGACAATGGTATGTTGAGAAATCACTGACTACTATTGGTAAGGATGACCCTGTGTCGCAGATGAATTCTAAACTTTGGAATACAGGCATTGAAGCAGATAAAGATATGGCTCGTAGACGTAAGCGTCGCTTACACTATGTGTCAAATATCTATGTTGTTTCTGACCCTGAAAGTCCAGAAAACAATGGCAAAGTATTCTTATATACTTATGGTGCTAAAATCTTTGAGAAAATCATGGATAGCATGCAACCTAAGTATGAAGATGAAACACCAGTTAACCCATTTGACCTATGGAAAGGTGCCAACTTTAAAATGAAGATTGCGAACGTAGCTGGTTACAGAAACTACGACCGCTCTGAGTTTGGTGCAGCTGAAGCGTTAAATGCCGACGATAGTGTATTGGAAGGTATTTACAATAAGCAGTATGCACTGAAAGAGTTTGTTGATCCAACATCATTCAAATCTTATAGTGAGCTTAATCTTAAGTTGACTAGAGTGTTGGGTGAGGAAGTTAAGTTAGGTGAAAATATTCGTGATGAAATTGACTATGTCGATGAATCTATGAAAGATAATCCACCTACCTCTGACCCTGTTGCGGTTGCTGCTGATCCAGTAGCTCGAGCTGATTCAGATAATGATGACACTATGAGTTATTTTGCTAAACTAGCAGCTGAAGCTTAAATAGTTTCTCTTTAAGCCCTCTTCGGAGGGCTTTTTTTTAATTAGCAGTATCGACTATGACTTCTTGTAGATATTCACTCCAGCCTGATACTGTTGCTCTATATGAATATGTCACACCATTATAGTTAACTATGTTTGGCATTGTAGCTCCACGAACATTCTCTCCTTGTTGTCTATTTAATTGAGTTGCGGCTGCGTTATAATCATGTATTGCATTCAGGTTAGTAGTCCAGTCATCACCGTACGCCTTTTGCATTCTTTGAACATCTTCACGCGTCCAGTGTTTACCAGTTAATGCATTTAATTCACCACCTTTATATATCCCGCTTTGCGTTGCTTGACCAATCATAATAGATTTAACTAATGCATCGCTTGCGTTTGGTATTGGTGTATCATCTGAATCTAGTTCAATACCAAAATATTTTCTTATCTTCTCTGGTATAAATCCTTTAAACCAATTTGCTACCTTAGTACCTATTTCTGAAAACCATCCCCACAATGCTGTATCTTTATATGACCCATCGCCTTCAAATATCGCACCAATAAATTTAACAATATTAGATATAAGATGATAAGGTGCTGCAATTAAAGTATGTAAAGCATCTTGAATACTAAATCCTTGTATCATACGAAGAGCTTCACCACCTAACCCTTGACCTTCTTTAATAGTTCCATCTTCATTTGATTCATAACCAAACATCTTTTTAATAATCCATACAACACCATCTTTTATTAAGTCAGCAAAAGCACCAAAGAAAAATCCTATACCGCCACCAACTGCTTCACCAAGTATAGTAAACCAGTTAGAACCTTCTCTTTCCATTTCTGTTTTACCTGCTTTGAAAGATTCCCAAACTGTAAATACTGCTGTTAATGGCCAAAGAATTCTTTTAAGAATAGTTAATCCAGCACTACCACCTTTTTTAAATAAGTCCAGAAACTTTGATGTTGATTTACCTTCTTTAGTGACTTTCCAATTAGTCATTACATTACTCAAAACTCCAAATGGTTTAAACATTAAAGTTATCATGCCTCTAACCTTATTAATAAATGGCTGAGTTATTCTACTCAACGCGGTTGAGGTTCCTGTCGAATAGGTACTACGTGGACCAGTACCTTGTGGATTTGGACCCGACCGAAAAGTATTACCAAGCTTCTTACCATCAGGGCCTAAGCCAACTGAGTTATAAGCTTTTACTTTCATCGCATATATTCTATCCGCTACTATCTTTTGTAACAAACCAAAGTTTATAGGTCCTGACGCTTTATTCTTTGCTGCATCGTCAAGGAAAGTTACGCTACCTCTCATACCTAACGGTTTACCATCAGGGCCATAACCAAACCATTTTAAAGTTTTTATTCTGAAGTTGTCTACCATGGTTGTAAGTGACTTCCAATCGGTTTCCATATTTAATTTAAATGTTTCTAGCTTAGCTGTCATTTTTGCCCAGTCTTCAGCTTTTACCATCATTTTTAATGCACGTGCATGATACCTATGTATTCCTTCAGATGCTAAACCAATAGCGGCCAGCGCAGCTGCTAATGGTAACATCATATATTTCCAATTTTCTTTAATAACTTGACGTTCTTCTAGTATTCTTGCTTTACGTAAACCTCTACCACCAAGATATTTAGTAAGTAATCCTCGTATGCCAATTCCACTTTTTTTACCTTCCCTTCTGTCTTCTTCACGATTCCTAACACCTTCATCAAATTGCATATTCTCTTGCTTCTCTCTACGAATTCTGTTTTGCATAGATTTTATACGCCACATATAAGACATCTTATTTGACTTCTCCATTAAGCGTCTTGTCATGAATGTAGCGTGAGCAATTACCCCTTGGGTTTTCTTTTTCTGCTTAGTTTTACTAGCATCCATTCGCGTTTGGGTAATCTTACCAGCGATGTTTGCTTTATATCTTCGAGCAAAGTCTTCTTTAGCATCAATAATATTACCATCTCTACCTATGGTAACTGTATCTCTTTCTTCATCTATTGCTTCTTGCCGCTTGACTTCTTCGGCTTCTTTCAGTCTATCGCGTGTACTAAGTTGATTCTGCTTTCGCAGAAGGACTATAATTTCACCTAATAAACCTTCTTGAGTTTTCTTTGCCATTTATTTCCTCATACTTTCTTTTTCTCTTTTGTTCCGTTCGTTTTCTTCTTCAACATGTTCACGAAGAAGAGTTAAATATACTTCCCTTTCCCATGGTATCATATTCTCCAATTCAGTTAAACTGAATCCGTGGTGAATCAATAAAGCAAAATTCGTTTTAAAGACATTTGCTATAGTCTCATGCGAAAGGCTTACGTAAAAAAATCGTTCATTCCTGTCAATTCTTTCTCATTATGATGTTCACATGCAGTACAATCAAATTCGATTGTATAAGCTAACGCTGGTGCATTAGTTAAAAAATCTCCAATAGTTTGAAACTGCTCACTATTTAAACTTTCAACAAACGCCACTACCTCTTTAAAAGGTGCATCTTTACATGCAAATGTTTTTTCACCTTGATAAATTGTTTCAACAGATTTTGCAATAGTATTAATTAAAGCTTCAGTATTAGTCTTTCTTTGAGCTTGGCTTAATCTATCACCATATCCAAGCCATTTCATATCAACACTAATCTCATCATTAATCTTAATATGTGTATCTTGTGCTTTTTCCAAATTATCAATACGAAGTTCTTCTAAATCAATAACAATATTTGTTTTATTATCACAATCCTCCGCTTCGCATGGAATAGCTAATTTAATACCTTCACCTACAGATTTACTTCGTAAAACAGTAAATATATATTCCATATCAAAATTTGTTAATTCTTTTATATTAAAAGGTGTTTCAACGCAAGACTTAATTAAGTCTGCTATAGATCTTTCAATTGCTAATTCATCTTCAGACTCTAATGCAATTAATAAAATCTTCTCTTCTTTGACCACGTATGGTCTGTATGTCAATGTTTCGCCTGTTGAGGGCACAATCATATCATACTTTGGGGTTGCTATAGTTGGCAACATATCATTATATCTCCATTATTATAAATTAAATTACACGCTTAAACTGGTCTAACGTGTTCGCTCCTATTGTTAGCATCTTGTTTGCTACTTCTTCAAATCCATCTATTAATCCAATACTTCTAAAATTATCATATTCAAATGTAATAGATAAATCCATTAAACCATCTGAACCTTCAGCTAAATCAATACTACCTACCGTTATAGGATATGCATTTTCAAGTTTAATTGTATATCCTGGAATAACATCATTAGATGATGATAACTGTTGTATTAATATATCAGTGCAATACTCATCCTTATAAAATGCTTTATAGTGTCGACCCGCTGTATCAATAATCATCTCTTGCCACATATCAAAATACTTTTTAATATAATAATCATTCGTTAATAAGAATGACATAGTGACTTCATCTGTTGCAGCCGAATATGGCTTCTTTGCCATGTGATGATTATGCATAGCCTCAGTTGTAAGTATACGTTTTCCAGGTAGAGTCGCTGTTCGACATAATAGGAACATATCTCTTGGGTCATTAATAAAGTCTCCTATATGAACACCATCACCACTTATTAAATTGCTTAATAGAGTTGCAGGATTAAATTGCAATAAACTGTTTATAGATTTAGACGGATGAGATATATAAACAGCATATCTATTTCCACGTGCTAAACCACCACGACGATTAATCGTTGACTTCATTGTATCTATACCTACTGGTAATGACATTAGTACATTCTCCTTGAATCTCCCCAAACAACTCTAGTGCTCTTCTTCCTAAACGCAGCTGTCTCTAAAAATATTGCTATATTCCATTCTGATGCACTTACCTTCATAACATTAGAAGTTACATGCTTCGTTAAATAATGTTTAAAACATGGTTTAAAGTATTTATATTTTGCTGTAGCGGCTAACATTTTATATGTTACTTTAAATCTTGTTGTTTTATCAAACTTCTTATTATTTACTACATCATCTAATTTGTCTAAGAAGATAGCACGGATTTTAGGTGGTAAGTAATGTAAATTAAGACCAAAAAAACCACCTGGTGCTTTAGCGACAACAATTGTTAATGGAAATGTGTCATAGTATGGTAAAGTCCGTCTAAGTTTTGGATTATACGTATACATTACCATATCACCAGGTCTTACAGGTGCTACCTTTGTAAGTCTCTCATCTTTTAAAAGGTTAGGACCTAACTTACCAAGCTTTTTTACATTCGTTTTAAACCAAGTCTCAGCTTCTTTACTTCTTGCTGTTATGCCTTTACGAAAAGCTTCTGATTCTAACTTGTCAAATAGACTAGCCATTAAACGTCTCCATTAATTGTGGTCCGAACATTACCATCATATATGAGATAGCGCCAATAGCGACCAAACCTACTAACATCCACTTCATTTTAAAATCATCTACTAACATTTTAAATCCTATTATTTCATTCCCCAATATTCTTAGAGATAATTCTAATTTGCCGTCCTCATCTTCTTTGTTCATACTTATATTTATACTCTTTTACCAAGAGTTTTCCATATTCTACGACCTGTTTTTGTTTTAGATGCTTTAAA